TTTGGAGGGGGGCGGTAGGTGGGGAAGGGGGGAAGTGCCAAGACGTTGCCACCAATCGACTTTTAACAGGAAAGCTCGCTAAGTCAGTTTCGGTAAACATGTTGCTGAGGGTTCAATTTAGTAAAACCGGAGAAGACAGCATGGCTATCAGCCGATTGCCTTATCTATGATCTCCTGTTTTTCAATAATCTTCTTCGCCATGTTGGCGTCGAGACTGCCGTCAAATACAACATGTTGGGCTAACACGCTTACCTTCTGACCAATCCTGTGCACCCGATCTTCAGCCTGTGAAAGGATTGCCGGTCTCCAGTCCAGTTCAGCAAACAGCACATAGCTTGCTGCGGTCAAAGTAATCCCCACCCCCGCCGCCGTTACGCTACCGACAAAAAGCTTGCATTTGGGATCATGCTGAAATCTGTCCACCGCTTGCTGCTTGCGCTCGTTTGACATAGTTCCGTCAAACTTCACGGCAACAGCCGTAAACTTGTCCACTATCGGGTTGATTACGTCTTGATGATGAGCGAACAAAACAATCTTGTTCTCCTGCTCCAAAGCGTTCTCAAGGTAGTCAATCAAGTAAGGAACCTTAGCGACCGCCGTGTCATGCCGCAGGCGACTAATTTCTTCAAAAGCTGTCTGCCTTAAACCTTTCAAGTCCCTTGCAGCAGCGTCGTAGCTTTCCTTGTCGCCCTCCTTCTGGGCGATTTCTGCTTTCGCAATTGCTTCTTCAATCATCGCCTGATTGCTAATATAAAAGTTACACTCCCTCTGAACGATGCTCTTCACAGCGGTCGATGGCAGTGCGACAATCTGCCTTCGCTTCGGTGGCAATTCCGTGAGCACATCTTTCTTGAGCCTGCGGATCATTATGCGAGACCTGAGCTGCTCCTGCAAGGTCTCCAGATTGCTAGCTCCGTTTACGTCCCACCCCCACGGGCTATTATCCCAAGCGCCACAAAAACGTCTTACAAAGTTCCAGTAATTCGCCCCAAGTCCCTCAGGATCGATTACTCGAAGCATAGGCCAGAGTTCAATTGGCCGATTAAGAATAGGGGTGCCAGTTAAGAATAGCCGCTTAACAGCATCAATCGGCGTCTTTACGGCTTTGTCATGCTTCACTGCACCAAGCACAGCTTTAGTTCTCTGCGAGTCTGGATTTTTGCAGTAGTGCGATTCGTCACAGATGAGTAAATCCCAGCTTCGTCTATCAACTTGAGAACGAAGTTTGGACATGATCTCATAGTTAGCGATGACTATCTGCGTACCGGGTAATACTGTGCTAGTAGCAAATCCGCATGTATATTTACGAACTAACCAGCGTTCAAGTTCTCGCTGCCAGTTTAACTTCAGTGAAGCCGGACAGACAATGAGAATGTTTTTGGTTGATGGGTCAGCGTTAATCAATCCACAAGCCTGAACTGTCTTTCCTAAGCCCATCTCATCAGCGTTGAGCGAGTCTCTATGCGTTAAAGCGTATGCCACTCCAGCCTTCTGAAAGTTTAAGTAAGCCAGTCCTTCTGGTGCTGGGATGTCAAAATTAGAATCCACCGCTCGACTCATCTTTACTTGTTCTGCTTCACGGTTGAATCGAGCCTTGGCGCTTGCGTCTGCGCAGTATTCGTAGAGTTTGGCTAGGTCTGTAAGCCCAGTCCATAACCGCTTGTTTTTGAAATCGTAATGGAAACCTGCATCTTTAGCTTCCTGATATTTCACTCCCGGATTTTCGATTTCCCATCGAAAGCCAACCCATGTTAGTTTCGGCGTAGATTGCGTCTTGCTGGATTGCAGGGTAGATTGAACCGTCGATTGCACAGGCTTTTCGGTTGAAGCCACAGCCGTTGGCTTTCGATGAAAGAGTTTGCTGAATAGGCTCATGGGTTGATATTTGAATATATTTACTTTAGAAGATGTCGCTTGTCCCGTCCACATCATTCCCATGTCGGTGCGATTAGCGCCGATACTGTCGAACACGGTACACACCACGCCTCACCTGTTCGAAGATTTGGCGAGCAGTGCCGACGCACGGGCAATCTCCCTTGTTACCTTTTGCGTGATCATTCGGCAAGACGCTACCGAGTGAAAAGTTTGGGTAACGTTCGAGAAGAATCTTCCGAATCTGTGCGGTCGTAAACTCTCGATTAACACGTTCTATAAACGCATCGGCAAAGCAATCATGGTTCGTCAGTGTACTATTTTTCAATGTTCCATCCCCCTGCGTTGGTGCAGAAACTAGAGGTACGGACAAAAACAGCGTCATCCACAAAACTACTCACGTGAAGCACGACGCCGCAACCAGTCCTGATACCAGACATCATATTCCCATTCTGCCAAGGAGCGTGGGCTGGCTTTTACCCTAAGTGCGGTAACCCAATTCATGTATTCCTCCTTGGCATCACACTTCGTCCACTTCTCATTAATACCAGCCTCTTTAAGCATAATGCCATCAACGGGGCAGTGCGGCGGCGTTGCGGCTTTCCCCATTCGCCAAAGGAATTTTAGGTGAAGATTAAAAGCCTTCTGCGATGTGCCATACCGCAACCGCCCATTGATCAAATACCCCCCAAACTTGGACGACAGACCGTCTGAAATCCTCGTAATGGATTCACAATGCTGAACATCGGATACAGGTTGGGTGTAACGAATGGATTCATTACGAATAAACGTCGCCCATTCTGTTCGAAACTGCTTTCGCTTCGGGTCGCCCACTCCATCTCTATAGGTTTTGTTATGCTGTAATGCGGATTGGATGGCATTCCTCATCGCAGACTCTTCTGTCTTCACGTCGAGCGCTTCCAAAAAAGGATCGTTCATCATTTACCTCTAGTCGTTTGGTTTTTCGCCCCGTATTCCCTCTGATGTTGCATCGACGGTAGTCAATACTGCTACCCGAAATCCTGTAAGGCAAGCTGATTGTCGGGTGATTCCCAATATGGAATAGTTGTATGAGGCGAGAGCACAAGAACATGTCACTGCGATGCAACGACCACGTCGTCACTGAAGAGGCATGCTTTCGTAGAGATCAGTGGAAATTCCGTGGTCGGGTGAGTACAATTCCTGCCAACCATTATGGCCAGCAAATCAAAGCTGAAACGTATTTCGTACGGAGCACGGATTCATGCAAAGAGACAGATTTCCGCCCGGAGTAGCGGCGCACCTGAAATGGTACGTTTATCGACTGATTGACCCTCGTAACGGCGAAACCTTCTATGTTGGCAAGGGGCAAGGCGACCGAGTTTTCCAGCATGCAAAGGGTGCGTTAAAGGCAACTGAGGACGAAGACATTGCTGATCTAAAATCCAGCCGCTTGAGGGCAATTCGGGTGGCAGAACTTGAGGTTGGTCACGTGATCCACAGGCACAGTATTGAAAGTGAGGACGTTGCCTTTCAGATTGAAGCGGCTCTGATTGACGCCTATCCGGGCCTGACCAATGAAGTTGGGGGACATGCATCCGGCGACTACGGATGCAGACATGTCGAACAAATCGTCGCAGAATATGCCGCAGAGCAATTCGAAGCAAGGGAACCGTTAATCCTCATTTCCATTGCAAGAACCTATGAACAAGAAGGAAAGAGTGTCTACGACGCTGTTCGGGGCGTATGGAAAGTTAAGAAAGACAGGGCTGAGAGTTTCAAGCTTGTATTGGCGCATTGCCAAGGAGTCGTGAAAGGCGCATTCCGGCCTGAAAGGTGGTTGCCTGCTACAAAGGATAACTTTCCTTGGCTCCCCACCGACATCCCAAAACGATTTGGATTTGAGGGGCGGCCAGCAGAGCGGGAAATTGAGAGCCTTTACGTTAAGAAACGAGTTCCTGATCAGTTCCGGCGCAAAGGTGCAGCCAATCCTGTCCGTTTTGTCGTGGTAAGCTAATCGGAGACATTGATTTAGACACAGCCTCTTGTATTGCCGCTAACCACGTAATCAAGGCAAAAGAGTATTTCACCCGAAAGCAAAATGGTTTATCGAAGGCGTGGCACGGCTCCGTGTGGCTGAATCCGCCGTATGGGGATGTCGGCCCTCAGTTTGTGACTAAGCTAATTAAGGCTTACGAAAGCGGTGAAGTTGCACAAGCCATCCTGCTTATCAACTCTCATTGCACAGATGCCAAATGGTTCCAGCCGTTTTTCAACTATGTGCTTTGTTTTACTAACCATCGCCCACGGTTTTGGAATAAAAAAGGGCAGGGTGATTCGCCCAGTCACGGGTCAGCTTTTGTCTACCTTGGGAAACGTTCCGCCAAATTTGTTCTGTCTTTTCGGCGTTCGGGGCAGTTGTGAAACGACACTAAGCAGATGCCGACGTGAGGCTTCGTCGGCAGCGGCAAGGACGGCGACTGGGTTTGGACGCCCTCTGACCGCTGACTTCTCCGTCCGGGACACTCAGGCAGCTTGGTTTTCCAACCGCCGCCAAACCCGCCTCAAGCGACCGAATTCGTAAGCGATGATGCAGGCTGGATGCGTCGGGTGTTCATCAAGCAATGCCACAAGCTCACGGGCTCGTTCACGGTTTGGGGCGAATTTGTCCGGGGTGACGATTTCCCTCAGTTCGAGCAGCCATGCCCGAATCTCATCCTTTTGCCGATCTGTGTAGTAGATTGCCATCAGGTTCCATCAGCCATTAAATGGAAGGCTGGTCTTCTCCGTTGTCGTCATCCCAAAATCTGCCGTCCGGATCGTTGAGGTCATGCTGTTCGTCGGTCTCTGTATACCTGATTGGGAACCAGTTGACGCCCGACCAACGCTCCTGAGCCTGTTGCAGTGCATCGGTGTGGTGCTGGCAATACCAGTGGTTCTCGACCTTCATCGAGGCTCGCTCGCCGCAGAACCCTAATACAGGGCCTTGTGTTTCCATTTCGCAGTAATGCATTTCGTTTTGAAACCGCACTTTCTGTGATGCCTTCTATGATGAGACGCAAAGTCAAAACTTATCTCCATTATTAGTTGTCCCGTATTCAATCCAGCATTGAATCGACTTTTAAGATAATTAAGCACAGTTCGGCAATCCGCTGTTGAGCCGCACAGACGCCGCTTGTAAAAAAATGCGACGACGGCGATAATCTTGTGCCATAATTCGTCGTTCTGATTCACGAGATGCACGAGCTTGGCACCGACCCGGTGTTTTGGAAGGAAACCACGGCAGCATAGAAAAACAATTCCGCCCTATCGGAGAGGGGGGATAATGAGAGTACGGACATACGTTGCCATAACGCTTCTAGCCCTATTACCTGCCCTCGGATATGCAGCCAGCAAATCGCAATTCCAACTTGAAGTGGTAAAGGCGGTTCAGACCGAGAGCGCCCACGCCTACTACGTGCCCGGAACGCCCTCGGAATCCAAGACCAACTGCAATGGAACCGCTACCGACTACGGCACTTCCACAAGTCTCAATGCAAATTGCACAACCACAACCACGCCGGGTAGGGCGGCTCGTTCCGGCACACGCTACAGTTACAGCGAAGATATGCGGGTGATAATGCCTGACGGCTCCCATCTGGCATTGTGGTGTCAGGAGGGGTTTCGGTACTGTTTGCATTTAGCGGCAGGCACATATTGGGCAGAGCGAGACAAGGATAAGGTCTGGATATACGCATCTGCCTCTAACCAACCCAGCTTTGATATGACCGGAATGAGCCCCGGTCAGCGAAACGCTCAACTGGAGGTTCATAGGATTAAGTACCGTGTTGTGGGAACATGGAAAGACAGCACCGAACCACATTCGGCGTCAGAGAACCAATCCACTGGAGTAGACCCCGATTTAATGGCCTTTTCGAACTTCAACGCCGCTTTGTTATCGGGCGGGAACTCCCTACATTCATCGGCACGACAAATGGGAGACCTAAAACCTGACGAAACAATGTGCAGCACAGAGATAGTGTTTGGCGAAGTGTTTGTTTGTAAAGCTGATGACCCACACACGTTCGTGGCAACAGTGGCGACTCGTCCATTACCAGAAATCCACCGTCATTGGTTGGAAGAAATAAGCCGGAATTTTCTGGAGTTTAAGCGGCTATCGCTTCTCAATTGCAAGAACGCATGCGACAAAGTGGCAGAGTTCGTAAAAGCGGGGGAGACAGCAGCCCATGAAGAGGGCTCGGTTTGGCTGAAACTCAGAACAACATACTGCAAGGAAGCGCCTTCTGGAACCTACCCGGATATCGATGGACACTTAAAGAATTGTGGAAACTGATGCCTGATAGATTACTGGAGCGGCTCCCCTCACCGCCCCCCTCCAAATACAAGTGTTTCTGGCAGGATCGAAACACCGAAATCCGACCATGTGGAATCAGCCACTTACACGGGCTGGATTTCGAGGGTTTTTGGAAGGGTCTGGAGCGCCCGGCAGGCGGTGCCGACGCCGATACCCATCTGGTCGGCGATCCGCTGCCACGATGCCCCGGAAGCACGCAGGCTGGCAATCTGGGCGGCGTCTACCATCGCCCGTGGACGACCAAGCGTCTTTCCGTTGGCTCTGGCATTCTTCAGCCCGGCGCGGACACGCTCTTGACACAGTGCCCGTTCGAACTCAGCCATCGCCCCGATGATCTGGAACATCAGCCTGCCCGATGGGGTGCTGAGGTCGAGGTTGTCCTTGAGGCTGATGAATGCCACGCCATAGGCATCGAGGTCGGCCAAAGCATTCACCAGATGCTTCAGTGAGCGACCGAAGCGGTCGATCTTCCAGCACAGAACGGCGTCCAGCCTCCGACGACGTGCATCAGCCATGAGCCTGTTAAGTTGAGGACGGGACTCCTTGGAACCTGATACGCCCTCATCGACGTACTCTCCGACGATCTTCCACCCACGGCGGGCGGCATACTCGCGGAGTTCGGACAACTGCATTTCTGGGTGCTGACCGTTCAGGGTGCTGACTCGTGCATACAGGGCGACTCGCATGGTGACCTCCGTGGTGGCAACCAGCAACGAACTTCAATTTCTGGTCGCAGGACGCGGGCTGTGGTTTCTCTCTTGCAGTGCCCAACCTCGGCACCATCGAAACAGTGGTTTTGGGCGGCAAATTTCGGGTCTCTGAACTGGTCGCCAGCCGTGATGGCATGCGGCAGGCATGGGCGCACGATACGGCGCACATTAAGCCGCCGACACCGGGTGATCCGGCTCTGAGCCACAGCTAAGTGCTTGAATCAGGGTAGGGGTTACCAGTGGGCGGAATCTCATAATCCGTAGGTCAGTGGTTCGAGTCCACTCGCCGCCACCAATTAAACCCTGTAGTTTCAACGTTTGCCACGCCTTCTCTCGTTCCGGGTAGAC